TTGAGTTCATTAGTGAAGAATCTTATCGTGAAAAAATTGAGATGATTAAGGAAAGTTATTTCCATAAATCACCATCTTCTTATGCAGAAGATCTTGTTGAACAAACCCAAACTATTAATGTTGAAGGACCAATGGCAGCTTATGCAGCAGCCCTTTCTAAGTGGTCTAAGTGATAAAAACTATAAATATTAATAGATTCCTAACAATTAACTAACACCAATAGGAGTTACAAACCAATGTATAACGCAGAACAACTTCAAGAGAAGTGGGCTCCCGTTCTGGAGCACACAGGTCTTGACTCAATCAAAGATCCACACCGTAAAGCTGTTACAGCTATTCTTCTAGAGAACCAAGAGCGTTTCCTACGCGAAGAGCGTGGTATGCTTAATGAGGTCGCTTCGTCACCAACCAACTCGGCTGGTACTGGTGGTTTCACTGGTTCGGGTGCTAACCCACCTGTTGCAGGTTTTGACCCAGTTCTAATCTCACTCATCAGACGTTCAATGCCAAAACTAATGGCATATGATCTCTGCGGTGTTCAACCAATGAGTGCTCCAACTGGTCTAATCTTCGCAATGCGTTCGCATCGTGGTACTGACCGTGATGGTAACGGCGCGAATCCAAACGTATTCACCAACGAGACCTTCTACAACGAAGTTCCTTCTGGTTACTCTGCTGCTGGTGGTGCTTACTCTGCAGCAACTGGTGAGACTGGAACCAACCCTGCAGTACTTAACGCTGTTGGTGATTATGCTGCTGTTGGTGGTATGAACACCACTGCTCTTGAGCAACTCGGTTCTGATGCATCTGCTGCATTCCGCGAGATGTCATTCAGTATTGAAAAGGTTGCAGTTGAAGCAAAGGGTCGTGCCCTCAAGGCTGAGTACTCACTAGAACTCGCTCAGGATCTCAAGGCAGTTCATGGTCTAGACGCTGAGACCGAACTCGCTAACATCCTTTCGGCAGAAGTTCTTGCTGAGATCAACCGTGAAGTAGTTCGTACCATCTACGTAACTGCAAAGCCTGGTGCTCAGAACAACGTTGCTAACGCAGGTACTTTTGACCTAGACGTTGATTCAAACGGTCGTTGGATGGCAGAGAAGTTCAAGGGTCTTATCTATCAAATTGAGAGAGACGCTAACGCAATCGGTCATGAGACTCGTAGAGGGAAGGGTAACTTCCTCGTCTGTTCTGCAGACGTTGCAAGTGCTCTCGCAATGGCAGGTGTAATGGACTACACCCCAGCACTCAACGGTAACAACGCTCTTGCAGGTGTTGATGATACCGAGTCAACCCTAGTTGGTACACTCAACGGTAGAATCAAGGTTTATGTTGATCCATATTCCGCAAACATCGCTGACGAGCACTTCTATGTAATGGGTTATAAGGGTTCATCTGCATATGATGCAGGTCTATTCTATTGCCCTTACGTTCCTCTCCAGATGGTTCGTTCCATCGGTCAGGACACCTTCCAGCCAAAGATTGGATTCAAGACCCGCTACGGCATGGTTGCGAACCCATTCTCACGTGGCACCACTCAGTCTTCTTCTGCACTTGTTGCAAACAGCAACGTTTACTACAGAAGAACCAGAGTTATCAACCTCATGTGATCCATTTTTCACATACTTCAAGACCTCCCGAAAGGGGGGTCTTTTTTTATAAATAGTTCAAAAACAGTATGGCGTATTTTGCCGATAATCCAAATTGCCCACAAAACTTTTTGTCGGGAGTTGGATTTCAATTCAAAATTAATAAGTTACCTGGGGTATCATTCTTTTGTCAATCGGCAAACGTTCCATCCCTAAATCTTGCTGTCGCTACACAAGCAACCAGATGGAATACTCTACCAGAACCTGGAGATGAAGTTAGTTACGATGATCTAACTGTCAGGTTCCTAGTAGATGAAGACATGAAAAACTACATGTCTATTCATAACTGGATTCGTTATCTGGGACATCCAGAATCGTCTAAGGACTGGGCAATTTACTCCGATGGAGATTCTTACGAGGAAAGAACATATAGTGATGGATTTTTGATCGTTCTTGATTCAAACTTCAATCCAAAATTTAGAATTAAGTTCCAAGATCTTTTCCCTGTATCTTTGGGAGGACTTAACTTTGATTCTACCTACACAGATACAGAGTATTTTGCTGTAGATGCAACGTTCAAATATTCTATTTACGATATAGAGGAGGTAGGAGCGCCTGGTTTTTTTACCGACTCTGATTACGATCCCCCTACGGTATCGCTTTCGCATACCTTGGATCAAACAAATCTGACTCTTACATATTATTCTTCTAACGCACAATATCTTTTAATTGATCAGGGAGTTGGTGAAGTTCCTATTAATAATGGATATGGATCTTTTCCTAGATCTACAGTATCTGGATTGTCTTTGAATGGATCTGTAACATATACAATTACTGCAGTTGGTAGGGGAGGAACTGCTACTGCATCTACCACAGTATCGGTTCCAACAAAAGTTGTTTCTATATCGGTTGTTGATGAAACTACCAGATTCCCCATTTCAAACATGGAATCAAAATGGAATCAATTTAGACTAAATTGGCCAGATAGAGATTTTTACTTGTTACAACCATCAACTTGCACGGATATAGATGTACTTCGTGTGCCAGTAAGTTTTCTTGAAGAAACAGACCCAACTACAATTACCAATGTATGTACAACACCAGTATCTACTGGTTTTGAGGATGAAAAATTTGGAGCATATCGTTCAACATCAGAAAGAACTATAGAAGTAGCACCACTTAATAATATAATTAGAGAAACTAGTTTTGATAATATTGAAAAATATGGAGTGTTTAGAATAGGATTAGAACAAGCTTGTGGAAATCTTAGTGATATAATTACTTTATTGCAGAATAATGCAACTCTAACAAAAGTATTAAATTATATTAATAGTGGTGGCGTATTGTGGTTGAATAGTGAATGGGTTGGCGGAGGATGTGCAAATCACCAGAATACAAATACTATTTTAAATTTACTAGGTTCTTCTATTGATATTATTGGAGACTCTGGAACTGTAGGATATATGCAAAGGTCCAATGTTCAAGAAGTTATTGATGCTGGATTCCCAGAACAATTATATCATAATGCATCTGGAGTATTTTCTGGAGGAGTTCCCATTTATCAATATAATGGTAAAAATACTTTTGTATATGAAAGAATTGGTAATGGTATATTGACAGTGAGTGCTGATATTAATACTTACACCAACAATCCAAATAACCCATATACATTACTTCCACCTCAAGAACTGTATACGGCTTTTAGAAATTTGATACTTAATTAGGATAAATAAAATTAAAAATGTCAGTATACACTCCCATAGAAGTTGGCGCTAAACAACCAAATAATTGGTTATTGTTTGATAGATATGCACCAGTTGGTGGGGAAATAGGTGCTATTCCAGGAAATTGGAGTTTTGGTAATAGTTCAAATTATGTTTCCCCATTTACTAGTTGGTCGCAACAAATTGTAAATGCAACTTATGATCTAGGACCATATGCGAGACGAGTAAGTGACGGTGCTTCTGGTAGAATAATAATAAGTACAAAATCTCCAAGTCTAGGAGAAATAGGATTTGTTCAGCAATGTTGGTATGGATTTGATGATACTCCATATAACACTGATGATGGTTCTGCTACTGGAAACAGATATTTATCAAAAACTGAGTGGTGGGAAGCATGTGTTAAAACTACAGTTTGTTTAAAAGATTTAACTATTGAAGGGCATCCATCCACATCAATAGAGGTTGCAATTAAAGCACCAGAAATTGAATTTCAAAGCGGTACTACACCACCATCTTACTTGTGGAGTGCTGGATCTAATATTGATTCTACAATATCTCAGTTTGCATCTCCAGTAAATTACGGATCTTGTGGAGTTGGTGCTATAGAAGGACTTCCAGAAGGTATTTTTGGAGATGACGCTGGGATTGCTGACGATGGAACTCCAAGTGGTTCGGATGGGTCTGATGATGGTCCATTTGAAGATTTTAATAATGCTGTAAAAAATATATTTAATAACGTATCTAATTTAGCTGGACTCTCAACATTAAATGATGCTCTACAAAATGCATCTAGTTTATACAGAAAAGCTTTTTGGGATCCTCACTATAGAATTTCGCAAGGAAAATCTACATTTGAGACTGAACCTGGGTTTAAAGAAAATACTGAAATAATATGGAGACCAACAAATAAAACTCAAAAAAGATGGTTGCAACAATTACAATTTGAAACCGAAAATGACTGTGGTAAATTTACATTACCAACGGGAAATCATAATATGGTCGGAACAAGTATTCCCGATCCATCTTGGTTTCTTACAGTTTTTAATAGATCAAATCCAGATCAATATATAACACGGGTTGGAGATGAATTGGTTTTTACAGAAACATATGGATTTACTCCATCACCAAACACACAAGGAATTGGAGATATACTTAGTTCACTAGGAGTTTCACAATCAGCGTCAGATTCTATACGAACATGGTTAGATTTTTCCCCATTCAATGTTCTTGGAGTTCTTATGCCAAATATAGTAAATCCAGGAGTAGTGCAGTCCATGGCAGCTGCAATAAAAAATAGATCTGGTATTCCTTTAAATACAGTTGGTGGAGATTATGATGTATTAAGACCAGCAACATTAAGTATACGTTTAAGTTTAAAAAATATTCCCCCCAATACATGTGATCAATATAAAGTTCTTTGTGGTGAAGATATTTGTAATTTAGGTTCAGATGATGATAAAATTATAATCTGTTAGATAAATGACACAAGTAACATCCAGCAACAAAAAATATTTTAAAAACTATTTGAGGTCAAATAAAAAATTATTTACCTCAAAATATCTATCATACAGCATTCCCAGGATTAAATCTTGGTTGGATTCATATGATCAAAATTTAAATGATTCATCAGATTTAAAAATTTTAAATTTTGATTCTGGCGACTACATAAATTTACGTGGTAATATTTTTGATGGTCAATATTTATATTTACCTGGACTAG